TCGAGCAGGTTCCCGTCCTCGACTTCAAAACCACCATGTAGCGAAAACGTAAGCATTGGCGGGTTGTTTGTCGTGCCGCGGCTCAAATGAACTTCAATGTTGGACGCATTGTCAAACAGAATCCGGGCGGCTTCTGGGGGCAAATCAGCAGAGTGGAAACGTCGCGTATTCGATACCATCGGATACCACCTTTCACGCGATTGAACCTGTCTAATTTGTAGCATCACTGCCCCGGATCATAAAAAAACGGGTTTGGCCATTTCGAGCGATTTGGCCAAACCCGACGGATTTTTTTTGGATGTGTCCGTGCGTCACTCCGGGATCTTCTCGAGCATCCATTGATCGCAGAGGTCGTTGAGCAGGATGCCGGCCAGCGTGCCGACCGTGGACGTGACCAGGTCATCGCTCCGGGTCAGCTGGTCCACCTCGGCGAACATGGCGCGGACGATCGAGTAATCCCCCGTGCCCGTCTCGAGGGCTCGATCCAGCTCGGCACAGATGGCGTCCCGGACCTGGGCGTGCAGCTGCTCCGTCTCATGCTGGCTCCGCCCGTTCCACAAGCGGGCCTCGCGGATGGCCGATTCCAACTCGCTCATAGCCCCAGCTCCACGCCCTTGATCGTCAGGCCTTCGCGGGCCAGCGCCGCCGCGATCCGCTCGAGCAGCTCGACCTTCCGCTTGTCCATCCGCAGCCGGTCCCGCTCGTTTCGATGCGCTTCCTGGACGGCCGAGAACCCCGAAGCCGTCCCGCGGGTAACCGCGCCGATCGCCATTTCCGGCTTGATCGCCTCGGCAAACTCGCTCTTGATCTTGGCCACGATATCCCGCGCCTTGCTGGCCTTATCCACCGCCGCGTCGCCGGCCTCTTCGATCTTCTTGGTGAGCGGTTCCATGTTTCGGACGGCCTCGAATGTCGCCCGGCTGAACTCCTGAAATTTCCCGGCGCTCCCGGCCACCGTCCCGAACACGCGATTGAGCGCGCCCGTAACATTGCCGAGAATTTTCGCCACCCATTCGAGCGCCGGGGCCACCAACACGGCGATGCGCTCGGCCACGGCGCCCCAGGCCTTTTTCATCCGGTTGATCGCATCATTGGCCGCTTCCACGCCGCCCCGGGCATCGCCCAGGAGCACGCCCAGCCCCTCGAGGTCCTTCCCGTACTCGTTGAGCGCCTCGCTGCCCCCCTTCATCGTGTTGACCAGCTGGACGCCCTCGCTGTCGAAGAGCTTCATGGCCAGCCGTACCTTGTCGCTCTGGCCCTCCACCTTTTCCATGGCGTCGGCGACCGCCGCAAACTGTTGATCGGCGGTCATGCTCGTGAGGGCTTCGGCCGAGAGCCCCAGTTCCTTCAGCGCCTTGACGGCCTCCCCGGATCCCGTGGCCGCTTCGTTGATCCGCCGGACCATACGCTGCAAAGCCATCTGCATGGTGTTGGCGCTCGAGCCGGTTTGCTCGGCCGCATAGTTCAAGACCTTCATCTGGTCAGCGACCAGGCCGAGACGCTCCGCCACCTTCGCCTCCTGGTCAAGCCGGCCGAAGGCCGCGGCCACGCCATTGATCAAATTTTGAACCATCTTGAGCGCGAGCTGAAGAAGCTTGAGCGCCACGTGGAACTTGGCCATGCCCATGGCCACCTTGCCGGATAGGCTGGCGCCGAGGTTATCCACGCTCCGCCTCGCTTGGCCGAACCCGCGCTTCAGCTGCGCCGTCTGCGCCTCGATCGCAATTTGTATCGTTGCCGCTGTTGCTGCCATGTTTCACCTCATGACCTGGTTGCCGGCCCTTGTCACTGTGACATGCTGGCCGTCAGTCGAAAAACGGCGAGCGGCCTTACCCAAGCCGCCCGCCGCCGAATCACTACTCAGATCGGCTTGGAGTCGACCGATCCGATAGAAGCCTAACTTCGCGTGGCGAACGTGACGATCATGCTTTGATCGTCGCCGCCGTTGGCCGGGGTGTAAGCCTGGCTCATCAGCGGTTGACCATCCACACGCATGGTCAAGCGGAACTCGGTCAGATCGCTTGAAAACTGCGAATGGCTCGAGGTCTGCACGGTGATATTTTTCGCGATGCCCAGCGCGTATCGGCTCAGGTCAACGAGCGCGATATCGCCCTCGGTGCCGACCGATTCCATATGCTCGCTGAACAAGAGCGGCCTGGAAAGTAGCGTCGGCTCTCGCTCGAGCGGAGGCGTCCGATACTTCGCCGTGTCGCCATGACTCGTATCGAGAATGTCTTGAATCGCGGGACCGTAGGCGTAAATCAACGCGCCCATCGCGTCGGTCGACGCAATCCAACTCGCACTGGCCAAACAGCTCCGGTGCATGAGCCCCACCATTTGCGTCAGGTAAAAGAGCGGTAGGCTCCCAGTGGCGATAGTACCGGGGTCAGCAAGTGACACCAGGCAGGGCGCGTTCAAGATCCCCAGGGGCTGGCCCGCCCCGGTCCCGCGAATTACCGCCCGGTCGAGCGCCCAGCTCGCCGCGGTCACGAGCGCGCTTTTGAGCCCCCGCTCGAATTCCGGCCCGCCATCGGCCAGCAGCTCGTTTGAGACCTGCGTCAAACAGCTGAGCTTGTTGGCCCGCAGGGAAACACTCCGCAAGGCGAAGTCCTGCGCGGTCATCGTGGCGCCTTCAGCCGTCCAATTGATGGCCACGCCACCGTAGACGGTCCCGCTTGACGCGCCCTCACAGTCGAAGCCCCAAAGGCTCTTGCGGCCGCTTGGCATCGGGACAATGCGACACCGGGGCCACACCACGCCGGCCGCGTACAGGTCATCCATCAACTCATGGGCGAGCGGTTCAGGAATCGAATAACCGCCGCCCGGCCCATCCCCGCCGGTCATGGTGAGCTTGGCCGGCTCCCGCACGAGAGCGTGGGCGAACTTTCGCCACGTCCAGCCCTCGGGATCGCGCTTCGGCGGCCCGAACATCCGGGCCGAAAAGGATTCTTGTTTCATCATGGGACACCACCTTTCTAGCTGCTTCGGGTCTGCAGAGTCACGACGCAGCTTTGCGTGTCGCTGCCGTGCGCCTTGGTGTAGGCCTCATCCCAAAGGGGCATGCCATCGACACGCAAGATCATCCGCCAGTTGATGAGGTCGCTCGAGAAGTCCGGATGGATGCTCGAATCCACGCCGATCATCTTGCGCAAGCCCAGGGCGTACTGCGTCGGGTCGAACAGGATGATGTCGCCTTCGGTGCCCAACGTTTGAGAATGATCGGTCACAACCAGCGGCCGGCCGAACAGCGTCAGCGGCGGGGACGCGGCCAGACTCGGACCACTCCCACTTTGATTCATCGGCAGCCATACGGGCACGTCGGAGGACGCACCCGCAACGACCATCGCGAAAAGCTGCGGCAAACAATCGGGATTGCAGAGCCAAATGGCGTTGGCCGCACACGAGGGGTGCAGCCGGCTCCACATGTTGATGACGTTCTCACTAACGATCGTCGTGTCCGCTTGGCCGCCCTCTTTGTCCTGCGCGATCTTGCAGGGCGCGTTCATGACACCCAGCGGCATACCCGCGCCCGTCCCGTTGACAACGGCATGATCCAAGAACCATGAGCCCGCATTGGTCAGCGCGGCCACGAGTTGCCGCTCAAACTGCGGCCCCGCATCGGCGACTAGCTCGGAGCTGGTTTTCGTCAAGAGGAACAACTTCCGCGCATAAAGGGTTACGGCCCGCATGTTGATGTCCGCGGCCGTGGCGGAGTCGCCTTCGCCGACCCACTTCGCGGTGACGTTGCCGTAGAGGGTATTCGAGCTTGCCGACTGAGCATCCACGCCCCAAAGCGACAAGCTGCCGCTTGTCATGTTGTACTGCTTGCAGCGGGGCCAAATCAGACCGGCCTGGTAGCACTGGTCAAACAGCTCATTGGCCAAAGGGGAGGGAACAGCATAGCCGCCGCCGGAGCCCTCACCCGTGGTCATCGTGAGTCGCGCGTCACGCTGAAAGACCGCGCGGCCGAACTCGCCCCAGTTGGCCAGCTCGCCGCGCTGCGGTTGCGGCGGGCCGAACATCTGCGCGGCCCATGAATCCGGCTTCCCCTGCTGCGCCACGCGCGGAAGCCAGGCCCCATCGGTCGGCTCGCCCGCCCACGGATCCGTTTGACGGCCTGGCCCCGGGCCGCTCTCGACCTGGTCTTGATACTTGGCCGCTTTGGCAAGCCGCCCCATTCGCTCGAGCCGGGCGCGGGTCGTTTCGACCTCATCGTTAATCGCCTCGAGCCGCGCGATACGCTTTTCGTCGAGGTCTTCGGCGTTGTCGACCGAGTCCCGAATCTCTCGGGCCTCCTGCAACAAGGCCTCATGTCGGCCGCGCAGGCCTTCCAAGGTTTGCTCAAAGTCAATCGTCATTCTCGCATCCTTCATGCTGATTTGGTGCGGAGCCCAGCATAATGGCCTGTCGCAGCCCGCTGGCCTCCATGAGTCTGAAAATATCCCCTTCCCGCCACCGCACCGTGGCGCCGAAGCGCAGGGCGGGCGGGATGATGTGCTGTCGTTCCCAACGCGATACCGTTTCCGGACTTACGTTGAAGATGTCGGCCACTTGTTGGCGGGTGAGCATTCGCGTCATGGTTTTCCCCCTTTGGCCGTAGCGTGCACGTTTGTACGGAAAGTGTCAACTGTTGGTCGCTTTGGCATGGTTCCAGACATATGGGCGCCATATGGACGCTATCGGACGCTAGGGCAGGTCATGGGGCAATAGGTGGAAACATTTCGCCTAGCTTTCGCACGTTGCGTGTATGAAAAAAGAGGGGGCACGATAAGGTCTCCGGAAAACGGCCTCA